ACAGTCGCATTATCTCAACTGCGACCTTCACGTCATCATGAACCGCTACGCAAAAACCGGCGAACTACCCTCAGGCATGCACCGAGGCGAAGGCCAGTATATGGACGCCCCGGATCAGGAACAAGACTACCAACACATGCAGAACAAACTCGCCGAACTCCGCTCGATGTACTACGAGCTACCCTTACCCGTTCAGCAACAATACGGCGACCCCCTAGACTACGCCAGAGCCGTTCTAAGCCAACTTGAATCCCAAGAAGGGCAAGACCAGCCCGAAGAAAAGAAATCCCCTCCTGCAGACTCTGAGGCGCCAGCCGAAGGTGCCGAAGGCACGAGCGAAGCGTCTCAAAGCTCTTAAAACGACCCCGGGAAAGACCCCCAAAAAGGCACCGTGCTATATGCTCTACTTGATGCATATAGCACCACTCGTTGAATAATGTTACAGTCCTCCCCTCCGATCTTGATCTACGAGGAAAAGGACCTTGAAAGACTTACCAACACTTGAAGAATTCAGGAAAAATTATCCCTTTGATCCACACGACGATCTAAGGTTAAACTACCCGAACCAACTCAAAACATGTGAGGACCCAAAATGCGTCGAAGCAAAATGCGTAAGCGCAAGAGCCGCAAACTTTTCACTCGAACCGCAATGCGCACCCAGCGCAAAAACGTCAAACGACCCCGGGTCATGCGCGGCGGATACCGCCTGTAAAAGATCATGACCTGTACCTCTCCCGCAGAGGCATGGGTCACAAACTCAGGTCTTACCTTCAAACCTCTTCGAGGGCATTACTCAGAGTCATTGCCCCCGATTCATATACCTTGCAGAAATTGCCTATCCTGTAGAATCGACCGAACCCGGGAGTGGACTACCCGGGTCCTGCACGAAGCCCAACTTCACGAAGACAACATATTCGTCACCCTCACTTACGACGACCTCCATCTACCTAGAGATAAATCACTACACCATTCTCACTTTCAGGAATACATTCAAAAATTAAGAAATTACGCTAGGTATTCCGAAGGAAAAAAGCTCCGTTACTACATGTGCGGTGAATACGGAGAAAAACTAGGAAGACCCCATTACCACGCCATAATCTTCAACTACCGCTACCCCGATCAAAGACCATTCGGAAAGTACTACGGTTCCGAAAAGTGTCTAGAACACTGGGGACGTGGACACATACACATAGGCAACGTAAATTCCAAGAGCGCATCATACGTAGCTGGATACATACAGAAAAAAGTCACCGGCGAACGAGCCGAAGAACACTACAGATACATAGACCACGAAACCGGCGAATCATGGATGTTAAAGCCGGAATACAATCAGATGTCTCAAGGCATCGGTAAAAAATGGTTCCAAAAATTCGGGATGACCGATTTCGGTACAGACCCCGAAAACCTCATCTGTCACATAGAAGGAAAACCCTATCCGATCCCCGGCTACTACCTCAGAATCTTGAAAAAGACAGAACCAGAACAATATGAATCAATCATGCAACATCGAAAAGAACACGCAAAAAAGAACAAACTAGACCGGTCGGAACTCGACCGAAAACACGAAGCAAGAAAACGTACTCAAACCAAGAGAGGAAAACTATGAAATACCAGATCTATGCAGTTTACGACATGGCAACAGAATACTTCATGTCACCCTTTTTCGTTAAAACCGAAAAGGAAGCAATCCGCGGATTCTCAGACGCGGCCCTCGATGACAACACCCCCATCGGAAAGCACCCCGGCGACTACCACCTCTACCGCCTGGGCGAATACACAGACCACAACGGAGACTTGAGAAACCAGACCCCAGAGGTCATAATCTCTGCAATCGAAGTCGCCACCCCATCACGCCAAAAAGAGTAAACAATGTCTAAACTTCCCTCGGTAACGTCTCACACCTTCTCCGAAGTCCCTAAAGCCATGATCTCCCGGTCTTCATTCGACCGGTCCCACGGCTACAAAACCACGCTCGATGCGAGCTATCTTATTCCCATCTTTGTTGACGAGGCCTTACCGGGGGATACCTTCAACCTAAACATGACCGGCTTTGCCCGACTGGCAACACCCATCAAGCCGATTATGGACAATCTCTACATGGAAACCTTCTTCTTTGCCGTACCGAACCGGCTCATCTGGGACGGCTGGGAAGCCTTCATGGGAAACCAAGCCTCCCTTGATCCACCCGGCAATGATTACGAAGTTCCAACATTGACACTTCCTCCTGCGATACCTCAGGCAAGAGAACAGTCAATCTTCGACTACATGGGACTTCCCATTAACTCAGACGCATCCGTCGTATTCTCAGCCCTGCCGCTCAGGGCCTATAACCTCATTTACAATGAATGGTTCCGAGACCAGAACCTATGCCCAGAAGTACCCGTATTCTTAGGAAACACAGGGGACGATGGCGAAACAATAACCCAGTACGAACTCCTCAAACGCGGAAAGCGTCACGACTATTTCACCTCAGCACTACCTTGGGAACAAAAAGGCGAAGCGGTAACAATACCTACACTTGGAACTGCACCTGTAGTTAGCGATGGTAACGTGCCATCGCTGGTCCAAACTGCTGGAGGCTCTGCCCGACAACTGCAAGGGAAAAGTGGGCAGGATACCGTAGACGTCATCGCATCGTGGGCAGCCGCAACTTCTACCCTTAATTGGAACACAACGGGTATGCAAGCTGATCTAACTGCTGCAACAACTACAACGATCAACGATCTCCGAGTAGCCTTCCAGCTCCAGAAAATGCTCGAACGTGACGCACGTGGCGGCACTCGATATACCGAAGTAATTCACGCACATTTCGGCGTAACCTCTCCGGACGCCCGGCTCCAGCGTCCTGAGTACCTTGGCGGTGGTCGCACCCGGGTAAACATCAACCCAGTACAACAGACCTCTGAATCTGCAACGTCTCCACAGGGCAACCTTGCAGCCTACGGCACCGCCTCTCTTATGAACCACGGGTTCACTAAATCCTTCACGGAACACGTAACCCTTATCGGACTCGTAAATATTCGTGCTGACCTCACTTATCAGGAAGGTCTCGACCGTATGTGGATACGGCGCGGCCGATATGACTTCTTCTGGCCAGCCTTCCAACACGTGGGAGAACAAGCTGTATGGGCAGACGAAATCTACGCATCATCAGACAACGACGCAGCTCCCGTCTTTGGCTATCAAGAACGCTACGCAGAATACCGCTACAAACCGTCTAAAATCACAGGCAAGTTCCGCAGTAACGCGCCGGACTCACTTGACGTATGGCACTTATCTCAGGACTTTGCTACTACGCCAAAACTTAACCAAGACTTCATTGAAGAAGACGTACCGCTCGACCGAGTAATAGCAATCCCCACCGAGCCACACTTTCTCTTTGACGGATACTTTAAACTCCGCTGCGCACGCCCCATGCCGCTCTACGGCGTACCGGGCAACATCGACCGCTTCTAATGAGCTGGATAGACTCAATCATCGGCGGCGGCCTGTCCTATCTCGGGCAAAAATCCGCAAACAAGGCCAACAAAAAGTTGGCCCGCGAGCAGATGGCCTTTCAAGAACGTATGTCCAACACTGCTGTATCGCGCCGTATGACAGACCTGCAAAACGCGGGAATCAACCCCATCCTAGCCGGTGTCCAGGGCGCGTCCTCCCCCGCAGGGCAAACAGCGACCATGCAAAACGAACTCGGCGCGGGGGTGAACTCCGCACTCGACGCAAGGTCACGAGCGCAAACAATTAAACAGCAGAAACAACAGATCGAGGTCCTCAAGGAAGAGGCCGATCTAAAAGCTCAACTCCAAAAAGAAAGTAAATCAAGACAAGGGATGCTTAGAACACAAGCATCCTTTCAACATGAACAAGCACTAAACGCAGCAGTAATGCGAGCAGGAATCAAAAACCAAAATCAAGTATCAGCCCTCGATGCGTGGTACGCATCACAAGACTGGGCAAAACTAAACCGAGCCGGACAAGAAATCTCAAAAACACTCGGCGGATTAAATCCCATTGCCGGCTTCACTAAAACACTCACCAAAGGTGGAAACAGTGCCAAAGCAATCAACTCCGGAACAAGAACCAGAAACAGTTACATCAACAATCCCCAGAGAAAATAAAGAAAAAACCGTTCAACCCTACGTAAGAAAATGGTTCAATCGAGAACGACTGTTCTCAAAAAATGAGAAACCTTCAATGACCGAACAGTCGCATTATCTCAACTGCGACCTTCACGTCATCATGAACCGCTACGCAAAAACCGGCGAACTACCCTCAGGCATGCACCGAGGCGAAGGCCAGTA